AGGCGACCCGGAACAGAATAAAGTGGAATTGGATAATCCGTTATGGATGCCGGAAAGCGTCGAGACATTCGAAACGCTCGTTCTGGAAAAACGTATTCGTATACAAGTCAACCCGGCATTGCGCTCGGCTGTTGCCAGCGCCTGTTTTGACGAAAGTCCAGCCGGACTCAAACGATTTGCGAAACAGCGTGCTGTAAAACGGATTGACATGTGCGTTGCTGCGGCCATGGCGATAGGTGTAAGCACAACCGAGGCAAAATCCGGAATATCGGTTTACGAGTTGATGGCCAGGCACTCCGGTGTTCCTCTCGTGACACAACGGGAAAATCGCGCTATCGATATAGACGACTACGACGGGGATGATTTTTGATGCTGCTCGACCAGTACGGCCGGAAATTGGAGATAAACGCGGAACGGCAGACGGTCGATCCGCGCACACCTCTCACTTATCGCGTGCCATATCGGCCGTATACGCAGGCAGGTGTGATCATGACGGCGGATCGCGCTGTTACGATCTCGTCCGTTTGGGCATGCGTCCGTTTCCTGTCGCAAACCGTTGCGATGCTTCCGTGGCGCGTTAAGCGTGAGGTTGATGACGGCGCCGAGATCCAGCGCACGCACCCTGTCGATTTCCTGTTGTACAAACGCTCTAGTCCTGAATGGTCGAGCATGCAGTTGCGCGAGACACTGCTGTCGTGGTGTCTGCTGCGCGGAAACGGTTATGCTGAGATAGAGCGCTCGATTGACGGTCGACCTATTGCCCTATGGCCGATTCATCCTGATCGTGTAACGGTCATGCGCGATATCGAAACGAACGATCTTTATTACGAGGTGACGGGCGAACGTGGCGGCACGGTCTATCTCGACCCGATGGATATGTTCCACGTGCGTGGCATGGGTGATGGCCCTGTAGGTCTGTCGGTTATTGCCTATGCGGCCGAGTCGCTCGGATGGGTTAAGGCCGCGCAGGTATTCGGCTCGTCATTTTTCGGCCGGGGAGCAAATCCGTCCGGCATTGTGAAGATGAAAAAGCCGTTATCGCCGGAAGGACTTGGAAAACTGCGTGCCGAATTCGGTGAACTTTATGGCGGGCCGCGAAATCAGAACTCTATCGCCGTCCTGGATAACGAAATGGATTGGCAATCTATTTCCACGGTTCCGGAGCAGGCACAGTTTATCCAGACACAGCAGCATCTAATTGACGAGGTATGCCGCTGGTTTGGTGTGCCACCACATAAAATCTATCACTTATTGCGCGCAACATTCTCAAATATCGAACATCAGTCTATTGAGGTTGTTGTCGATTCCGTTATGCCATGGGCAAAACGTTTCGAGGATGAGGCGAATTACAAGCTGTTTGGGAATAATCGCGGGAAACTCTATAGCGATATTGATATTCGTGAGTTGCTGCGCGGCGATACTGCCGCGCGCATGGCCTATTACGCGGGTTTACGCAATATCGGCGCTGTGAATGTGAATGAGATCCGGCATGCCGAGGGTATGAACGGCATTGGTCCGGACGGTGATAAATACACATTGCAATCGGGCATGACCACGTTGGAGAAAATCGGCGAAGATCCGGCACCGGCGCCGGAACCTGCCGCCGATCCTGTCGAACCTGCCGCCGATCCTGTCGAACCGGTGGACGATCCTGCCGAACCGGCACCGGAGCCTGCCGAAAATTCACACGAGAGATGGCGGTTTATGCACCGCATGGCCGAAATGGAGGCAGCATGACGGGCGTCGACGTTTGGGAGGCCATGAACCGGGTGCTCGATCGGGTGCAAGCCGTGGCAGACAGTGTGACCATACTGCGACGCGACATTGACGCCAGGGCAGCCGAGGCGGCAGCGGATCGCAGGCGGATCGACGAGTTGTTCGGCTGTTACGAGTCGCAGGGCAATACCGTCCTGAACCATGGTCGCGACCAGGCCGAGATTCGCGGACAAATCGCTGACATCCTGTCGCGCATGGAAACCGTCGAGGAATTCGGAGGTGCAATTGAGGCGCAGGCCGGGCGACTATCCGGCATTGTCGACGAATGTGCGAGAATGCAGGATGGAGCGAATAAGGGCGTTCTCGATGTTGTTCAGACCGTGCGCGACGAGACGGATGCCCGTATTAATGCCGCGATGAACGCTATTGGCAAGATCGAAAGTTGTGCTCCGCTGCGGACCAAGGTTGACGACCTGGCCGATCAGCTCGGTACCGTTCGGGCCGAGGTTGCCGCGACCGAATCGCAGATTGCGGCAGTGCGTGAGGCGTTTGCGGCAGATATCGGCAGTGCACGGGGTGACATCGGCGCCATGCGAGCAGATATGATCGCCCTATGCAACGACATCGGCACAATCGATTCCCGTATGGCGGACATCGGAACCATGCGTAACGATCTGGTCGACCTGCGTGCGCAAACCCCACGATCCTTTATTATCGACCATGCCGGAACATTGATTGCTGTCACCGGGTCGGGCGATACGGTACCGATTGGGCCAATACGACAGGATCCGCCAGCCAAACCCGAAGAATCGGTCGAACCGGACTTGAAAAATCGAGCTATTAAAATGCGTGCTAAAAAGCTAAGCTACCGCCAAATTGCCGAAAAGCTCGGAATCGGTACTAGCAAGGCATGGCGGCTGGTCAATAGATGATCACACGGTTTGAATTTACGGCGAAAGCTGGCGGCACGAATGCCGAAATTTATTTATATGGCGATATCGGCGGCGATTTTTTAGGTGACGGCATCACCGCAGATACTTTTCAGAAAGAGTTGAACAAACTTCCGAAAACCGTGCGCACTATCGATCTGCGTATCGATAGCATGGGCGGCAGTGTTTTCGATGCGCGAACTATTTACACACTGCTTGTGCAGCACCGCGCTAAGATTGCAGTCTCTATCGACGGGCTTGCAGCAAGTGCGGCCTCATTCATCGCAATGGCGGGCGACAGCATCGCGATTTCCGAGGGTGGTTTCGTGATGATCCATGAGGCGCGCGGTATCGTCCGAGGCACTGCCGCAGATATGGAGCAGTCGGCCAAACTATTGCGACAGATCAACAGCACGATCGTTGACACCTATGCCGCCCGCACCGGTGCCAGCAAAACGCAACTCAATGCGTGGATGGTTGCCGAAACATGGTTCACCGGGCCGGATGCCGTTAAAAATGGGTTTGCGGATTCGTTGATGGAAAATAAGCGGATTGCGGCATGTGCTCGGCCGCAGGATTTCAAGAATTGCCCGGCCGCACTGTTACCGGCACGCGCAAAAACGCAGGCGACAATCGAGAGGATTAGGAAATATGCGCAACAGTAAGCTCGAAATTTTCGAGGCGGCTGCGAATTTCGAGCCGCTGTTGATCGTGACAATGGATGCCGGAAGCGGTGTCATGTCCATCGAAGAGCTTCAGGCCGAAATCGATGCACTTACCGCCGAAGCTGAGGAAATCGTTACCGGACATGAGGCGGCCGGGACTGATATGCCTGCCGATGATGAGATGCGCCTCGAGGAAATCGAAGCGAGCCTGAAGAAGTTCAACCGGATTTTGGCCGTCAAGCGGCGGATTGTTGAGGCTCGTGCGGCCGGAGTATCGACCGGTCGTCGCACCACGTCGGACAGCAACAGTTCGGCGCGCCGTGGCACAGCTATCCCGGCCGAGCCGAAAAATGCTGACGAAGATCGGCGCCATGGTTTCCAGAATTTCGGCGAGTTCGCGGTTACAGTAGGCTGTGCATATCGTCGTGACGAAGCGAAGGCGTCTAGTGCTTTGACGCGTCTCCAGAATGTGGCTACGACATTCAACACCGAGTCGGCCGGTGGCGAGGGTGGCTACCTCGTGCCCCCCGAATTTCGCGAGCAGATTTGGCGTAAGGTCATGGGTGAAGGCTCGCTGTTGAGTCGCGCCTCGCAAATTGTGACCATGCGCAATAACGTCTCGTTGCCGAAAGATGAAACGACACCATGGCAATCGAGCGGTGGAATTCAGGCATATTGGGAGGGCGAGGCTGATCAATTTACCGCGTCCAAAGCCAAGTTCGAGACTGTCCAGGCTCGTCTGTCTAAGCTGACAGCATTAGTCAATGTCAGTTCCGAACTGTTGGAGGATGCGCCAGCACTGGATTCCTATCTGCGGCTAAAGGCACCTGAAAAAATGGGCGCCAAGGTGAACACGGCCGTTATCCGTGGCACCGGTGCCGGGCAGCCACAAGGCATTTTAAATGCCGCCTCGTTGATCACGGTATCGAAAGAGGCATCGCAGGATGCTGAGACGATTACCATGAACAATATCAACGATATGTGGAACCGGTTGTATGCCGAATGGCGTGCCAATTCGGTTTGGTTGATCAATCAGGAAATCGAGCCGATGATTGAAGGCATGGCCTTCCAGCCGTCGGCACCGGTGGCGGGCGCCACGCAGCAGACAGCCTATTCGCCCGTTTACATGCCTGTCGGGGGGTTGGCGGATTCGCCCTATGGTCGCCTGAAAGGTCGACCAGTGATGCCAATGCAGCCATGTTCGCAGCTCGGCACGATCGGCGATATCATCCTGGTCGATATGGCGCAGTATCTCGCGTTGACCAAGGGCCGCGACGTTCAG